CTCCCCTTATAGCCGTACCATTTCTGGTACGACTCCCCTTCGTAGATTAATACGAAGGGGCCCACCTCAGCTTGATGTCGACGTGCCGAGGACGTCCAGAACGTTCGAGGTGATCCCTGTCGACGAATGGCTGATCGCCGCGCTTAAGGAACCACTTGAGCAAGGCACCCTCGCCACTGACTGGAGAGTCAGGAAGCTGAGAGGTAACTACAAATCCCTTTACTCTTGGGGACTGTAGCTCGGCATCCAGTTTCTGGGTTTCGTAACCCAGGAAAGAATGACGACCTAGCACAGGCGAGGTGACTGCAACATACGGATAATGACCTCCAAAAAGGTCAGAAATCCGCGAGTCTAGCCACCTGCTGGTATTCCACATTCCAGCAGCGTACAGCTGGTTCCGTAGAGACACCAGTGAGATCGCCTCACTAACGTCCGATGTACTGGAGGGAAAACAATGACGGACACGGACAGGAGTAACATCCGAGCCGTTATAGTAGTCCCCTCCACAAGACTCCCGGAATTTCCCATTCCAGAAAGTCTTGCCGTAATTCACCTTGAGCCCAAAGAGCTCAAGATAACGGAGTACATCCGGGATGCAGTCAGACGGGACGATGATATCGTCACCGTAGACACGCACTCTGTTCCGGTAAGACTTAAGGTCTTTCCGGGACAGACTGGTGTTCTTAGCTCTTTGAATCCCAAGGAAGACGATAGTCGTGAAGACCATCGCTTCCACGGGAAAGCAGAGAGCCGAACCCATAGACGCGAACTTGGCCAGACGGATGATTCCGTGGCCAGGCACATCGGCCTTCCGACTCCTTGTAGCATCCAACGCACTCAGAGAGTGTGGAAAATGCTTGACAAGGAGACGAACAAGCTGATTGGAGACGCGATCGGAGGCTTCACTAAGATCGATCGTCGCAAGACTACGATCTATGGACGCCGCTCTAGCCATGGACCGATTAGGCCCCTGGTCAGAGAATCCGATGATAGCGTTGAGGTCAGGATCAGCCTCAATGCAGTCCACAATCTTCTCCATCACGGCTTGCTGCATATACTGCATGCAAGTCGGTTCGATGGCGATGATACGTGGCGTCTTCAGCGTTTTAGGAACCGATATGACCCTAACGGGTCTTTCGGCTCCAGGTTCGAGGAAATCCACACGTTCCAGGCGATAGTAGTATCGCCAGTTTGGAATGGAGTTTTCCCCGTAGGGGAATACACCTTCCAGACGCTCGGTCCACTCGAACTGGTCAAACTTCGCGTTTCCGCGAAGTCGATCAGCCGTTGCACCGGGTCCGTGCTTGGGGACCAGATTCTCCTCGTAGATATCTCTATCTATGGAAGAGAATAAGTCTCCGAACAGCAAGAGAGCCATTCTCTCAAACTCATAGATGAGTTCAGGAGAACGGTACGCATCACTCTTGCGGATTTCCTGCTCACACTTGACATACCCTGAGAAGGCGCTCCTTTCCCTGGCATCGCTGCAAGGGAGGGAGATCTTTGCAAACATCAACGTGAGTTGACGTATAGCAAAGATGGAATCCTCATCAGGATCGTCAAGAAGAACACCAGATCCAGGGTCGAACACGCGACGAAGGAAACCTCCTAGAAATAGGGGGAGCCCGCCTTTCCTCTTGAAACCGAGGAAAAGGTCGGAGTCGACCTTCCCTTGCTCAAGACCTTTTTGGAGGTCAGAGCCAAAGGAAGGAAGAGTTATCGTTAGGAACGATAACCCTTCGTGTTCAACCCGTTCTTCGACTGTTTTAAAGTCGAAGTGGGTGCTTGCATGACACCAGGTTCCGAGTTCTATCGAAACCCGTTGCCAGAGATCGATCAGGCTTTTCACAGCGCCCTTCCTGATGGGAGGTGGGCTGATCCTTAGCCATGATCGCTTTCCGTGCGATAGCTGTTCAGGCTATCGTATGACGAGTTAGGACTCGCCACCCAGCAGCTGAGTCACCTTCGCGCCAGAGCTGGCCGTGAGATACGCGACGAGCGCATCCACGATCTGCTTAGCCTCTGCTACCGTGTAGCCGTTCCCCGTGAGGGGAGTGTCGACCACAAGTGTGGTACTCATGGAGTACCGCACATTGGTAGAAGAGATCAGGGGATCTGCAGCCACCTTGGAATGAGTGAGCTTGATAGCCCGACGAGCCCTCTTACCGTACTGGTGAGAGATGCTCAGAAGGACCAGGCCATCATCCTTGGAGAATGCACCCTGATTGACGCCGGAACTAGTTCGCGGAAGCGAATTAGCAACAGCGTTGATGGTGACTGACTGGGGGTCAGCGAACATGACGGAATCTCCGGTCTTTGATCGGTGAACCGATACTCAGATGAGTGTCGGGTTTCCTGACGTCGATCAGGCGTAATCTGCGGAAGTCGAATTCCGCATATTACCTGACTTGGCTAAGCCAAGCGCACCAAGGATGGCAAGTTGACGAGGAGTCAACATGCTATCCGTGATGCCGAAGCCGAATGGATTTGCGGCGGTTCTCTGCTTGTACTCTCGTACATGCCGAGACACGATGTGAGGATTACTGATGTAACCCTTACTCGGAATGACAGTCGCACTGTACACGTTAGTGTTTTCAGTGTGACGCATCATGTAACCGTATCGCAAAACCAAGCCATCTGACCCCATCGCCGAGATGTTTTTCATGACATCTCCAGCGTTGGTGAACCAGTCAATGGCCCAGCTCCAGGGAGTCAAATTCCACACAACTTCCGGGGTTAGGTCAGTACCCAACAGTCTGTTGGCATACTGACGATACCTCAGAAGCTTTGACCAAGGATCGTTTCCGATGGGAATATGGTACCGAAAGGCACCAGAAAACCATCTTTGGAGACGAACTTGGGAATACGCGTAGATTGTGCCGCTAAGCACAGCTGAGACAGGGGCGATCTGCCCAGTCCCACTACCCGCATTCGTGGACAGAGTCTCTGGATACGTGTACCTTCTCCGAATTACTCGATCAGCATCTCGACGATACTGTTCGATGATCTCGTGGGCGTTTTTAACCGTCCGAGCGAAATCCTGTAGATCGGAGACGAGCGGTTTCCAACCGAACTCAATGTTCAGGTACTCATTCCCAGTCTTCTCACGAAGCTGAGCAGAGCGGGATCGAAGTAAATCGATCCCTGGAACCGCAGGCATTCCATCCCTGTACCCCTCACCGAGGAAGTTCAGGAGATTGAATGATGGACTAGTGGGGAGTGATCTAGCAATAGCAGAAGCCCCATCAGACGACATAGTCGCCTGAGAAGCTTCTACTGGAGTAGATCCTTCTGACCACCAAGTTGGCTTCCGTATTCGGATGCCAGATCCTCGGAAATAATTTGATCCCGCCGATGGGCGAGAATCAAAATACCGAGTGATCCCTGTGTCGTCGTACCATCTGTCTCGCCAGAGCCAGAAGGGTCCGCCGTCACGGTACTTGCCATCTGGGCTCTTCTTATGACTCCATGTCAAGATCTCTTCTCTCCCTGTAGAAAGGGGATCAGTGACCTTGACGACGGAGCCGCTACCGATCTGGTATTCGTACGAACACGGAGTGTCCGTTATACGAATACGTCGATCCGGAAAGAAGATGCCCATTGGTGTCCAATACACGGGGTCGGCTTCCTCCTGATGGAGGATGGTGGTGTGCAAGCACGTGGTGCCCCGCAAGGG